TTCCATCTCCAAATGTTCAGCTAACTCTTCCAACATGAACAAAATAGCATCAGTTCCACGCTCAAGTTCAGTTCCATAGTTAGAAACTATTTCTTGGCAGTCACACCCAGCTTTACATTTTGTTCGTAGTAGGGCCATTTTCAGTTTTGTGGTCGTCAATTGGTTTCCAGTCAATACCTTGCCATCATCTTCGTATATCAAAGTCAGAGCTGCCACTACCATCCTTGTGATACAAGTATCTTCAGAGTAGGATCGTTTAAAGCTCATCTTCTTTTTGATGTTCTTCATCATGTTCGACAGAGCTATACGAAGGGTTGGTCCGATGGTCTTTGAGTACATCTGTCTGTTCACACGTTGCACGGGCTTAAAGAATCCAGCTGTCATAAACCCTTGATTCATCAGTGTTGACCAAAGTTTTCCAAGTTCTGGACAACACAATGACTCCTCAGAGAGATCTAAATTCTTGACAAAGTCAGTCACTTCGATCTCAAACTTATCTGGGTCTGATTCTCCTGATCCAAAGTAAACTTCAAGGAACCGTTTCACATGTGTACAACCACTACACTGTCCGACACGCTTCATGGTGATCGCCTTCTTGTGTCGTTTGTGATCTGCAGTGTATTTCCTCTCTCCCTCTCGTGAATCCTCAATCGCTGGTGTTGTTGAGGGGAAAAGCTTACTCCAAGTGAAGTAAGTAGTCAATAAACCGATTGCTGTCATGAACATAGACAAGTATTTGTGTCCTAAAACCCAATTTACTATTTGTCCGAGTTTGCTCATTAAAGCATCCTTGAATATCAACAACTTACCACGCAAGTGCTTCTTGTCCATGCGCTTCTTCAGTTTTGCTTCCCAATACGCGTCTGGTATGCGATTTATCAATTTCCAGTGTGGTTCAAGCACTGTGTTATAATAACTCGCATTTGGGAAGTCGCCGTTTCCATAACGATTGTGTTCCAAAATGTCCAAACAAATCCTCTCAACATGCTTTGACAAGTCTGGTATTCTGGGAGTTTTATGGAAACGACTGAAGACCATTGTGATTTGTTCAGGTGTTAGAATCTCTTCAGTTTTGATCTCCTCTGCTGGATTGCAGTATTGACATTTGAATTGATCCTTGAACTTCTCGTGCTTGTCATCGCAAATCCCAAAGCGTTTTCCTGCTATCAAACACTCTCCTTTACGAATCAACTCTTGGACTATGTCATCCATAGCTCCCTCCTCAATGCCTTCTAGTTTCCTTTGCAGGTCTCTAGCTACTGAGGGTGCCTCAAATGTCTTAGGTAATGGATGACATTCGACTTCAGCCGAATGAAATGTTCCTTCTGACCATTCACATTCACTGTCATCATTCTGTCCATGTCGCGCAGTCTTCAACTCTTCTTTTCTCCGGCGTCTTTTGGTCTGTCCTTCACGTTCCGCGTCATCAACCTTATTGAGCCATGCTGTTAGTGCGCTCATATCTGCTTCCTTGGGGTTCCCAGCATACCGTTCTTTGACTAAATCCTTCATTCTCTGCTTCAACTCATGTGATAAGATGGTGTTTGAGAATGCTTCATACTGTGGTGCTTCTTCGTAATTTCGGGGATTGTAAACCAATTCTCCGTCGATATATCCTCGTGTTGAACAATCGACTTCTGGCTTCGGATAACAATTCTTCCTCGAAACTCCAATCTGCTTATGTATATCCCATTCATTATGAAAATGCTTGAGCATACAATTGTAGATGAATTCGGTCAAAGTCTGGTAAGTGAACTCCAAAGGTACACCATTTGCTCCTCTCAATCTCCTATTCTCCTCGCTGTGGTAGAGGTGAAACCTAAGATGGGACCAATCTTGACTATACCTCAATGAACCGTCTGCATTACGGGCATTGTTGTGTATCACTTTAATCAATAAATGACGCCTGCGGTACACGGCTTGAGTACAGTAGATTGTTTTAGGTTTTGGGTAAGGAGTGTTAGTCGTGTAGAAAAACACGTCAGATGAAAATGGAGTGCCTTTAGAGTGCAGGTCAGCCATGGGCAAGACAAAAGTTGTTGGACTAACCAAGTTGATGAACTCAGTATAATCTTCATCACTAGTATCCTGGCCAAAGTCGTCTCTTCCAGTAGCCCATTGTCCGTTGTATCCATCCCAATGGTCCGTTTTCGACCGGTAATAAGCCCTCTGGAGTGGGGGAATCTTAAGTCGCTTAGCTAAATTGTAAATTATAGCGTGGGCAACTGCAGACTTCCCAACTTCTGACCTTCCGAAGAATGCCATACAGAATGGTGTTATTCTGTGTTTAAGCACTTTCTTACCAATCTGGATACCATCTCTAATCCCACGAAGTAACTCATTTCGCTTAGTGATAGTAACCAACAATTTTGGTTCCAATCCAGTAATCAAAAGGTCTGATTCCAATTCCTGTCCAATTTTTGATAGTGTTAGTACCAAATGCCAATATTCATCATCAGTGATTCCAATATGTATAGACGTTTCCTTTTCCAAAGCTCCAGTCAATTTAAGCCAATTCGTAATTTGTGGGAATTTCTCTTCAAGTTTCTTTGCTGCTCTCAGAGAAGGGTCGTATTCCAGTCCAAAGTAGGTTGCAACTCCTAAAACGGAGTCTTTGAGCTTAGGTAAGATCCAATCAAATCCTCTCATGAGAGAGAAAGTGGCAGCACCAATACCCAGCACATTTCGGAGGTGTGAGAGACAATCATTCTGTTCCTTGGAGGATGGTCCTCGCTTCAAGACTATAGTACCTATACCCAGCACAATTAAGGGTAATAACGCCGAGAGTGGCTCCATTTCACTCTCTCCAATTCGGTCTGTGGTGGTTATGCCGACCGATACTTCGTCTTTTCTCAAAGCGGCCATCAACATGGACAAGTTCAAACCACAATCAATTAAGGTATGTGATATCAAACTCACCAGGTTATTAAACCGATGTTTCTCGCCTCCAGCCATGAGTTGTAGAATTTCGAAAAGTCTAGAAGAAATAAATCTTCCATTCCCTTCAAGGTTAACAGTGTCAGCAACTCCGCTTGCTACTTCTGACACTACACCTTTCACTCCTTTGGATGCCGCTTCATCCATCCAATCTCCGAGCCTAGTCAACAAAGATTTCGACGTGTCCGCCAAATGATCAATTTTCTCCGTTGTGTTGGATACTTTTTGAAAAGTTTTCTTTATTTTCCCAAGTCCGAAAATTTCGCCTTCACGGTCCATTTGCCCTTCCCTCATGAGTTCTTCTTCAGTGGGCAAAGTCATCTCCGGTGCTTCGACACTAAAACGTGTCAATCGTTCTCCCAGGCTAGCCATATTCTTCACTTCAATGGTTCTTCGTGCGATGTCAAGCACTCCTTGAATGTCATCAGCTTCCTTGATATCTGGTAATAACCGTTTGAATTCTGTAAACAGATCCCGCTCGGTAATTTTTCCGGATAATTGCAAGGATAGTGCTGACTCAATCTTTTGGGCTGCAACCACCAGTGTTCCATAACTAGCCAACTCACCTGCTGTCGGTATTGCGGGAAAGAATTTGTAGAGAGCATTAGCATCCCGATCTATCAAGTTCGAGGCTGCTACTTTAGCGCTCACCACGTCAATTCCTCCTTTCAAGTACAAAACAGCTTGTTCCATTGTTCTTTTATGAAACGGTGAAAGGGATCCTTCTGCAAAGCCTATCATACCAAGTGCCCGGATAATGTCGCTCCTCAAGGTTTTAGCCAAAGGGGGCAACAAACGTCCAGATGCTTCGTAGATATTCTCTGCCTTCTTCCAAACACTCTCTGGTAAAACCCAGCGAGAATTTCTCACATAATCTACGTAAGGCCAATTGCTTGGATTTTCGTAAATCGTTTGGATCAAGGAGGTGATTCCATCAACAAAAGCTTCCTTGTTCACTATGTAACGTTGGTATACATCAGTGCGCAAGACTACTTCTGCGTAGTGTGTTCGTCCAGGGGTGAATTCCGATTCGTTATCCATTTGTCCAACTCTCATTCTTTCCTCCAACTCTTCTTGCCAGGTAACCGCATCTCCCACCATAACTCCATGTTGTTGAGCTTGTGTTCTTGCATTTACGTGTTTAGCGTAATATGCGATCTTCTCCAGTGGTATAGCAGCTCGAGTTTCATCAGACAGTTGTTGCCATGCGCTGAAAAATACAGACGAAATCAGCAATCGATTCATTGACAGTACAGGGGACATGAGTGACTTTCCAAGTGGTAATGGTGTAGGTAAAACTCCGTTAGGGGTTCCTTTATAACCAAAAAGTTGGAAGTCATCTGCACATCTTATACTTATCATCAAATCTAAAGCTTCTGCACCCATATTATTGATGGTCATCCTAACAGGGGGTCCGCAATATCTCGTTGATACTACTGCACTACTCTCAGTGCCAGTAAACATCTCCTTGAAGTTATCAGACCCTCTGTAGGGTATCACAAAACTAACTGTGGTAGCTTTATTCAAGTTAAACACAGTTCGTTTCATGTGCTGTTCAGCAACTCCTATTTCCATGTCATCGAGCCAATCACCTGTCAATTGACGAGGTGCATCCACCAATGGTCCATTTAGAACAAAGGCTATTGTAATTTGGCTCGATGGCAATAAAGATGGTTCGTACTGCCCAGTTTCTCCATAGACATGGCTTCCTGAGGCTCCAAATATATGTGCATACGTATTACCGATCATCACATAATATCCAGTTCCTGGTGTTGGTCCATTTACCATTTTTCCGTCAGGCGTCATAGGGTTGTTAGTCCTAATTACGAAACGGTTTCCATCGTAGGTCTCTACCACTCCTTCAACCAAATGATGGAACTTCATTAGTTGGAATTCTAATGGCCACTCTGATGGTGATGTGGGGTGTAGCCAAGAATTGGGGTTGAACGTCAATGTTCCTGCTACCGAGTCGTCAGGTGTATCTCTTCCATCCTTAGCAATGTACAGATATTCATCTATACAAAACCGCCGTACCGTACGTTGTGTTCCCGTGATAGCATTTGAGAATGTGATGTTATTACTCAAATAAACGCCAGGACTTAAGTTCTGGAAGGTTGGTCCGAGGCTAGCTAAAAGGGAAAGATCAAAAGTCAGTTGATGTCCAATATTCTCCGGGGTGAAGAAAAGGTCAACAACTCTAATTGGTACGGGAGTTGCTACTGGGGAAGGCATAACTAACAATCGAGGATCTTGAGTAAAATCAACTGTAGCAGGTACATGGTAAACCACATCATCTGCGTTCAATAGGCTTCGCTCAGTAGGGGGGATTCCAAGGGTAGGTTCATCTACTGGATAATAATCGACTGATAACATAGCTTTATTCATAACAAACGAGTTTGTCAAAACATCCACTATGAAGTTACCACGCCAATGTGTATAGCAATCCATTAGCTCGTTGAAAGCTTCAAGATCTACTAATAACCCATCCTTAGTCAACATCTTCATCTTGGGGTGGGGGTGTATCCTGTAAGATACGGTCCGTTGTCCAGGTAATCGTTCCAATACGAGTGGTCGTTGTTTTGTGGCCAGTTGCATAATGTCTCCAATTTGTTCCAGGTGCGCTGTATGGTCGAATGTAGCTACACTGTCTCCGTCAGGACTCACTCCTTCTGCAGTATCCGCGCTCGTTGTCACTTCCATCGCTCCAGCTCCTTCCTGCTGCAACATCTGTCCTTCTCGCGTAGCCTCCAACAAGAGATCCAGAATCTGGGCTGGTGTCTTTGTTAAAACTCCATTTTCCAGACTCTGTACCATGGTGTTTAGCAATGAGGCATCTGCTGAAGTCAAGTAAGTTACTTCTGGTCTTTTCAAAAAATAAGTGGGGTCAAAAACCTCAAATGATGGTCTCAAAATCACACTGATAGCCATTGTGACAGCTGAGGATCCAGCATCGTTAGTCATGAGAGGGTTCAACACTTGTATCACCAACTCTCCCCAACTAAAATTTGAATCACTACCTAGGGCTAAGGGGACTAATGGGATCTCCTTATAAGCCTTTGGTCCATTGAAGGGCACCATGATGACAACTTCATCATTCTCACTCAAATCAAGAATCGTTGTTCCAAAATGGTCAGGATTGTCAGATCGTGTATAAACCGCATTTTCATCTGGGGGAGGTCGGATAAAAATTTTCAAACGACCATTCTGAAAACGATTCTTAGAGACTCGAATATGAATATCAAAATCTCCTCGCGCTCGTGAACATGTAGTCAGTAGTCGGGTGAGTATTGTTGAAGATTCACCATTGAATGCCATGGGATTCAAGGCAGTTTCTAGCAAAACTTCTCCAAAACTCTCGTTCGTAGTCCATTCCAAGGTTGTGATCAAAATTTTGTTCTTTGTCAATTCCAAAAAGTTTGTGGTCGTATTTGTTGGGACATGTCCTTCACCGGCTGTAATAGCTGTCATGGTCCTTCCAAGTGCTGTTCCTGATGTTCCTGAACCAGAAAAATCCAATAATGGAAAGCCAAATTGCGATGTTTGCAACATATTGGCCGCCATTCCTATTCCATCCTTAACAGTTTTAACCCAATCAAACATTTGTCCTTGCCTTGAAAGCTCCTCTAATGAGAAGGAGGGATATTCAAAGGTAGGTAGCAATGTCGTTGGATTTCTTAGACCACGCAAAGTGAGATCCTTGAATCTCATATGCACAGTCATAGAAACCGTTTGTGTAGATGACTCTGGCACTCTCAATTGTGAGACAACTCGAAAGACTAACTGATGTTGTACAGAAAACCGATTGTTTCGCACGCTAGAAGGGTTCCATTCTGGGTGGGGCCAAGCTACAGAAGCGTCCAGTGTTAGCTGTTTGGGCTCGTTGGCTACGAACTCTAAAGCACTGACTGAATTCATCCGTTCACTCAACTCCTGATCTGTCGGATTAGTCGAGCTCTCGTAAATCACACCTATTCGCATCATTCCGGAGTGGAAAGATGTTGAGTTCATCGTGATAATGTACTCTGGTCGGTATGACACACGATAATGCCGTCTAATAATGTTCAGAATAGGATAATCGTCAAGTGTGCTCAATACATCAGGAAAAGTGATTTTCTTGATTGAGCCAGGTGCATCCGAGGGTGACCAATCAACATTGGTTAGGAAAACTGGTTTGCTAGTCCAATCTTCTTTATCCCAAGTTGGTAAATTGCTCAAAGTGGTGGTTGTCCCTGCTGGTTCGGTCTTAATCATGTGTGTAGTAGCATCCTGTACAGTAAACCCCTGGCTTGAGGCCTGTGTCACTTCAGCTACTAAGTCAGCTTCCTGTTCCGTTGTTTCCATTTGTCCTTCTCGGTCGAAAGATTCTACGAGATCCCAATCCCGCTGGTTCAAACAAAATTCTGTTCCAAACTGGTGTTTCTTGAAACGATCAATTTTATCTGCTCTAACTCCTCCTGAAGGGTGATGGGTCTCTCCATCAAATTCAGTCGGTGTCCAACCACTAGCTAAACCTTCTGTTCCTAGCTTGTGATTCTCCCAATTATGCCATCTGGGTAGAGATTCTGAAAGTACTTCTGTTCCATATGTCATAACCGAGGGGTCGTAGGCTGGTTCGTAGTCCACATCTCCTTGTTGTATCCTCTCGTAAGCTTCATGAAGATCGTAAGCTTGAAGAAATTCCTCCAACGATGAACA